AAAGTGTGATATTTATGTAAATTCATGGTGTCTTATAGGGTTAATCTGGCTTCGCCATCTTAACCATTTCAATGCGCTTCGCGCATACCGCCGGGTGTCTTTTTGGTAGGATACATAAAAATGATTATTTTTGAAAATATAATAAAATGTGTAAAAAAAATGTGTAAAAAAAATTGTGAAAATTTGTGAGCTTGTTACAAGGTTGAATAAAATTTATTTTTTTACACATTTTATTATATTATTGTATTGTGATCATGTAGGGTAAAACAGATATATTTTAGTAGGATAATTTACATAGCAAACATGATAAGCAAAACTATGCAAGGGAAAACCAACAATGAAAGGCGACCACAGTCTGTAACCGGGATGATTATCACTTTTGGTTTGGAACGGCAATTTGGAACGCCTTTCCTACGCAAGGAGTATGTAAAAGTGTAAATCTAAAAAACTACGCATTGAAAATGTAGTAAAGTATATGAAAGTGAAAAAGCATATACAAGAGCATAACAAAATATATATGATAAATCTAAAAAAAACAGCCGTGAGAATGCGGTGATAAATTAAGGGAGTAAAATATAACCCAGAGAAGGGCGCGGATACGCAAAAAGGTAAATCTAAATAATCCAACCGTGAGAATGCCATAAAGATTATCATAAATCTAAATAAAACAACACAGAGAAACTATGCCCTTATATGGTTTTATAAATCCAAATAATCCAACGCTGAAAATGGTCTATAAAAATAGTAATCTTAAATAGAAAATAGTATATAAGGTTGTATTAAATCCGCGGATTTAATACAACCTTATATACTATTTTCTATTTAAGATTACTATTTTTATAGACCATTTTCAGCGTTGGATTATTTGGATTTATAAAACCATATAAGGGCATAGTTTCTCTGTGTTGTTTTATTTAGATTTATGATAATCTTTATGGCATTCTCACGGTTGGATTATTTAGATTTACCTTTTTGCGTATCCGCGCCCTTCTCTGGGTTATATTTTACTCCCTTAATTTATCACCGCATTCTCACGGCTGTTTTTTTTAGATTTATCATATATATTTTGTTATGCTCTTGTATATGCTTTTTCACTTTCATATACTTTACTACATTTTCAATGCGTAGTTTTTTAGATTTACACTTTTACATACTCCTTGCGTAGGAAAGGCGTTCCAAATTGCCGTTCCAAACCAAAAGTGATAATCATCCCGGTTACAGACTGTGGTCGCCTTTCATTGTTGGTTTTCCCTTGCATAGTTTTGCTTATCATGTTTGCTATGTAAATTATCCTACTAAAATATATCTGTTTTACCCTACATGATCACAATACAATAATATAATAAAATGTGTAAAAAAATAAATTTTATTCAACCTTGTAACAAGCTCACAAATTTTCACAATTTTTTTTACACATTTTTTTTACACATTTTATTATATTTTCAAAAATAATCATTTTTATGTATCCTACCAAAAAGACACCCGGCGGTATGCGCGAAGCGCATTGAAATGGTTAAGATGGCGAAGCCAGATTAACCCTATAAGACACCATGAATTTACATAAATATCACACTTTATCTAACTATATATCACTGTATAACATTACATTAACATACCTAAAAGTACATCAACATACCTAAACCTACATCATGATACCTAAAACTATTAAGATATATGAATCTATACCATGTAAAAAAATAAATCTATCTCTTATGCTTCTGTACGCTTCTCTATATCTACCATTTTTTGAGTCAATTCAACCAAACACTTCATTAGTTGCGTCTTGTGTTGCGGAGTACTTATAACCTCTTGAGGATACATCTTGTTATCTTTAAACATCTCATTTGCAACTTTATTAATTACATGATCAGTATTGTAATAATCTCCTAGTAGTTGACGCTTCAACTCTTTACCGCTTATTGACATTTTGATAAAACTAATACAAGATTATACAAGATATTATACTATAATAATCAAATTTTTATAATATATTATTATTATGGTCTTTAAATATCATAATATTTGTAAAAATTTATAAGTTTGTAAATTATGGTCTTAAGAATTTTGGGGACGTTGGGGACGTCCAAATACATATAATCCCTGAAACTTTTTAAACAAATAAGTTTATGGACTATATGTATTTGGACGTCCCCAACGTCCCCAAAATCATATATATCATAACATACATTGAAAATTCCAACATTATGCATACAAATCATAATCTATTATGTATTTATTATCATAATATTTGTAAAAATAATAAAGTTGTAAAATATGGTCTTAATAATTTTAGGGACGATAGGGACGAGGAAAGTCTAGAAAAGGGTCACGGAATGGTTGTTCACTAGGACTTTAGGGGAACCCTCGTCCCTATCGTCCCTAAATTTTATATATCATAATCTTGGATATTATATATCCTAAACTCTAATCTAATTCATCTCCATCTTATATACAAAAAACTAAATTTATTATAAATACAAAACATATAAGTACATCTTGTTTGTATCATAAAAACCAAAATGACAACTCCTGATGATGACTTGAAAGATTTACTTGTATCCTACAAACCATTATGGCGTACACTGCAACGATTTAGTAATGGTCTCGCATTAAGACTTGGTTATTCACATTCCTTGTATAAGATGTCGTTTACATCAGTCAAATTGTATCGTGAGTTTTTATGGGAAATTGAAGATAGATTCTATAAATTTAGTCAACGAACCAAATATGAACCACGCTTTCCTCCAACATACGACAACACCAGAATTGGTGATAATGATATTTGGGACGATTTATGGGAAGACGAAAAGCCAAAAGGAAAGAACAAATATTATGAGTTCAATCAAAAAGAAAAAATGTTCCTTAAAAACTTACAGGAAGAAGTTGAGAGAAAAGTACAAAGTTTTGTAAAACCTGCATTCTACTTACAATCAAACCAAGTAGCATTATCAAAGTTCAAAAAACACTTTGACAAACTAATATACAATATTAATGAACATCAAAGAACGGCATTTTTAAAGGAAGTAGGAAATTACACAGCCGACAATGAGATGCATGGGTTTGCTAGTGATTAATAGTTGCAGATAAAACATCTTTACTTTTTTATACATTTGTAGTATGGCGTTCAGCACTACATTATTAGTAGTGAATTGTATAATTAGTGGTTCTACCTTTGTGATCAACTTTTATGGTTCCGTAATTTCCAAGTTCTATGTATTGAAAAGTAAATGCTGTGGTACAACTGTTATGGAGGTTCAAATGACAGAGAAAATTAATGATATTGTAGATAGAGCAATAAAGAGAAGTCTTGACATGACTTTTCAGAACAAAAATAATCAAAATAAACATAGTTATAATCCTGCACTTTATCCTATGTAAATATACTACCTAAACAATGGATTTGAATAAACTTTAAAAGTTGTTTCTGGTTTACCTTTTGAACTCTGCCACTTTTTGGCTACTTTTGTCATAATAACTGTTGGTTTCTTTCCTTGATTCTCCTTCATTACCTTCTTGAAATTGCCTTGAACAAATATATTATAACTTGTTAGTTTTCTTGTCATTGTTTTTATATATATTGAAGAATATTGTTATTATTGCTGTAGAACATTCTTGAACATTCTTGAACCTTCCATTTTTCACCTTAAGCCCTACGGAGCTACGCAGAAACTGCGTAGAACTGCCCTGAAACTACGACAAAAATAAAGTATTTAAGAATAATGTGCGTAGGTATGGTAGAGGCAAACGAGCCGAGCGTACTATATTATCGTAGTGCGTGGTATCATCTATCCCGCCAGTATCCAAGTATAATACTCCGTCGTATTATCAATCCCAGCACGATGTCTACCGTGGATATTCTATCCTTCGTCTCCATGCTTCCCTGTGATATTCAAGGGGTTGTCTACGGATTCCATCGTCTCAATGAGATTGAATCCAAGCAACGATCCATTTTCTCCAAGATGGTAAAGCATCTTGACTTCTACGCAGATACTGCGAGGTATTCCGCACCCTTCAGCGAGTATTACTTCTCCGAGCTTGACACCATGGCGGAAACTGACGAGGTATTCCAAGAGATGGCGGATATTCCAAAGTCCGCCGTGGTTGATGAGCGCAGTTTCGTTGAATTCTACGGAGTAGATGACTTTGATAAAGTAGCTTGTAAGCAACACGAACTAAAAAATCGTGTGTTGCAACAGATTGGAAAGCTGGTTATGGTTCAGTAATCAAATTATATTATTATTTTTATTATATTGTGTCCTACGATACAAGGCTTAAAAAAACCTTAAATACTCCAAGAAGTATATTATTTTTGATTTTATTTCTGTGTTGGATTAAATAGATTTAAGAATAAAATATTATAGTATAGTAAGACACAAAATGAGTACTCAAACAAAAAAACAGTATGCGAGTGCTTACAATGTTGTAAGGAAGATTACAGGGCAAGACATGGATTATGTTTTGCGTAATCCAAAGATTACATTTGACAAAATCAAGGCTTATGAATACAAAGAAGGGAAACAATATGATAAAAAAAGTATCAAGAATTTGATAACCGCTATTTTATCACTGTTCAAAAATGAAAATGGCGTCGTACCTGCTGAACTTCAAGAGACCCACCAGCAATACCTTTTTTACTTTAGAGAATTGAAGCAAGAAATAATAGATTTTTATGATAAGAATGAACCAACAGAAAAACAGAAGAACGGAGTTTTGAAATGGGCTGATGTCATAAAAAGGCGTGATGAAATAGGAGAAAAAGAGATGGGAAGTAGAAGACATTTACTGTTGAGTATGTATACATATATTCCACCACTGAGACAGGACTTTAACTTAATCAAGATTCTACAAAGGAAACCAAGAAGGGCGGAAGGTAATTATATTGTATTGAATGCTTCAACATCTATATTAGTATTAAATAACTATAAAACGGCAGTTAAATATGGGAAGTTAGAAACAAAACTACCTACAGAGCTTGTAAAGGTGATAAAAAGAAGTCTTGAACTTCAACCAAGAGATTTTCTGTTCGTTGATCTTGAGGGAAAGCCATACAATGGCGATAATAGTTTTACAGTGTTCAGCAATAGAGCACTAAAAGATATATTCAATAATCAATCCGTTTCAGTATCCATGTTAAGACATTCATTCATTAGCAGTCTTGATTTCAATAATCTCACAGATGGTGAAAAGAAAGTCATTGCAAAGGAAATGGGACACTCTGTAGAGCAACAGAGCCAATACCGCCATCTCAATAAAAAAGTTGATGAATAGCTATATTACTTATTATTGTTTTTACATTTCTATGATTTTTCATAAATTCATAGATCCTTTAAAAAATAAAATGGGGGTTTCTAACTTCTGCTTTGAATTTACAGCAGTACTTTATCAGCAAGACCGGAAGCAGTCATAATGTAGCCAGTTGCAACACTTGAAAGAGTAGCACGAACACCATCATGAAGGGTTGCAGAGTTGCTTGATTTCTTCCTTAGTTTAGAGTCAGCAAGGGCAATACCGCCAGTATAAAGATCATTCTCAGCAACTAGGGGAAGTGATACAGGGGGTAGACTTGTCATCTCATTTGCTTTACGGGCAAGGGATCTGTAGACCACTTGACTGCCGAAGCGTTCAAGACTTGCCTTTTTTCCCATAGCCACATCATAAACAAGACACACAGCACCACTTACAACATCAGATAATCTCAACAAAGACATTTATTTATTATATAATATTGTTAAAGATTTTTTTTCTGTTGTGTCCTCTGTTTTTCTGTTTTCTGTTGAACTCAAAATGATTTAAGAATAACGGAACATAAAGAATAAAAACAGAATAATAACGAAGGACAAATGAGTTCAACTAATAGATATTTGCGAGGAAAAATATATAAACTGGTTAGCAATGTTGATGATAAAATTTATATTGGGTCAACATGTCAACAACTATCTAGAAGAATCTTTGAGCATAAAGGACACTCCAAAAAAGAACCAAATAGACCAGTTTATAAACATTTCACAAATATTGGTTGGATAAATGCCGAAATTATATTAATTGAAGAGTATCCCTGCAATAATAAAATGGAGCTTGAAAGAAGAGAGCGACACTGGATTGATGAACTCAAGCCTGTGCTTAATAGTGTTATTCCAACAAGAACAAGACAAGAATATGCTATTGATAATAGAGAACAACTAACAATTAAACATCGGGAATACTGCAGGGATAATAAAGAAATTATTCAAGCTTGTAAAAAACGAGATTATGAAAAAAATAAAGAACATATTTTACAACATAAGAAAGAATATTACAGACTAAATAGAGATAAAATATTAACAATACAAAAACAAAAAAATATTTGTGAATGTGGTCTTAGTGTAACCCAACCCTATATGGATAAGCATAAAGAAACATTAAAACATCAACAACTGATGATGAAAAAAACTAATACAGAACAACTTTAATTTTATTTTTATTTCAACACCATAAATAGTGTCTATTTAGTTACGCTTATTTCTCCCGATTTTCCAATCTTGTAGAATCGGTTATAAACGATGAAGATATCTAAATCAGTAGAAGCTGAAATTCCAGAGCTGAAAGTTCCATTAACGATAATCGTTCCTGACTTGCTTTGCATATTAAGACCATTAACGCCATCTTCAGCACCTGCAAAAGATAGAGCCATGTAGTTCTTACCATCGGTGGCGTCTATGCTGTCAAACCAATCCCCCATGCGGTCAACCCCCCAAAATCTTTCAACATTAGGAATAAGTTCTACATAGTCTGTAAGATCAACCTCTCGGTCTGGAAACTGGATACCATCCACTGAAACTGAGAATTTGCTTAGTCCGTTAAGTTGGAAAGCATTAGTATATTTGTAGGTTGCAAGAGCAGTACCAGTCTCCCAGTCTGGATCAACTGGATCCACGCTGTCACGTTGAAGCACTGCAAGACCCCTAATATTCTGGTATGATGCAGGTACATTGATATTGAAAGATGTCACACCGCTTGGAAGTTTTGCTTGATAGTGATATTGACTTTGGAACTCACGGATAAGGTCACCTGATTGGAAGAGTTTGCGGATTGTTGGAGAGTCAACAATGTAGCATTCAAGAACAGCGTTTTGAATATCAAGAGTAGTTACAGCAGTAGAAGCAGTTGTGAATTCTGCTAGTGATTGGTTAATGAACCATTTAAGAGTCATTTGATCCATGTGGAAAAGGGGTAGGGGGTCTTTGAAGAAACCCTTATTATCCCATTTGGAAGCAAGGGGTAAGCAGTATTTCTTGAATGAACCTGAAGCACTTTTTGCAGGAACACCCATAATAGTAGAACTGACAGATGTACGATCTGCACTAGAAGCTTTTGCGTCAAACTCTAGACTTTTCCACCATCCGTATTCCTCTTGCCTATCCACTTCCATGTTTCCAACCTCTACAATATGGCGGTCAAAAATGGTATGTGCATCACTCATAAGTTGGTCATCACTGGCACTATCACCGTCTACCTTGGCTTCAAAGTAAAATTTGGATTTGTTGGGAACAAGTACACCAAACCTTGGAAGCTTGAATTGAATCTCATTTTGCCCTGCAGATGAAAAGGTACTGTTACCAAAGGGGTTGATTTTTACAACTGAAACTTTAAGATCAGTAAAATCTTTGAATGGAATAAGACTATCTTTAATATAACTTGGCACTGACATTTATATTATCAAGTTTAGAAAATTATTTATAATTATTTTTTTCATAGTAATGTTATTAATTTACTAACAACAAACATGATCAAAAAGGCAGGAGCTAAAAATATAACAATATCACTTGAATCAACTATTATATCTAACATACCAATTAACATCTTGACAAGTTCAATAAGGTTTTGAAAAACATCTTCAACACCATCTAAGAAATTATCTTGACTTTTAACAATTTTATCAAGTTTATTGTCATATCTAACTAAACCTCTATCAAGTTTCTTTGCTGTTGCGTCTAACTTATCACTTGCTTTATCTATAGCACTACTTGCATTTCCCATCTTTTACTATATATATTATTAATTTTTTTGCTTATCAAGATTTTCAATCAATACTACTGTGTAATAAAAAATAGCAAGTGCTGGAAGTATTAAAACTATAATTGATGTAACATCATAACCCTTTTCAAGAAGTTGAACTGTTGATTTCAGTACTTTTGTCAATGATGGAACTAATTTTATGAGTTGTTCAACTATCCCAACTACAAAATCAACAGTACCTATTGTTACTTCACCGAAGAATTTAGATGTTTCTACAAAGTATCCCAAGGCACTGTCTGACACATCAGCTACCTCTCCCAGTAAATCGCCGATCGATTGAAATGTTTCTTTTGTTTCTAAACCGAAAGAAATAAAGGGCTTGGCTATGTCTTGACCCACATTCTCTAGCCCATCAACTATATCCTCACCAATTCCAACAAATGAATTCTTAATATCATTTCCTATATTTTCAAAAGCATTACCAACTTTGTTAAAGCCTCCCTCTATTGAATCCGGTATTTTCTCAAAGAACTGCTTTATGTCTTTTGTGAAAAATTCACCTATGTCTTTACTCACGCTACCGCCCATATTATAAATATGATAGACAAAAATTAATTATACTTGATTTATGTATTAAAACTGTCATCAAAAAGTTTATCACTTGTATTCAAGTTCTTATGATATATATCATCACTGTTTGTAGATCTAAAAAAATACTTGAAGTCCAAGTCCCATGCAAGAACATTATCTATAATTTCATCAAGATATGGAGAAGACATGTCATAAGAAAATTGAAATTTATACTTTGTCAATAATAACAATATTATTATTATTATCAAAAGTATCAACAAGTAGTAACCAACTTCTTTATCGTCCTTTTTTTCCATTACTTTACTTTTATAAAAGTTATTAAGAATTTGTATTTTTCTTATTGGAAGGCATAGAGCGTATGTATTTCGTGACTCTTATGTAATTCATACCACTTGGACTATATATATAATATGTTAAGGAAGTAGCAAGACCCAATATTAATAACTTCGTAGAAGGGCTTATATGTCCCATTTTTGTTTTCTATATTATAATCTTATAATTTTTGTATATGAGTATTAGGCACATTATCAACATTAGGATCTATTTTGGTTCTTACAGGGGTTGTCTTCATCAAGTCTTGAAGAACTTGTTGAAATTTAGAAGCATAAGAATGCACTATGTCTGATTGAAAAGGTTGTCTATCTCCCCAACCTTCAAACTTAATATTCAGTTTATTATCATGTTCATAATATTGTTCTCTATGGTATTTATGTTCTTTTACTGGAAGACTTCTTGAAGTTAAATTATCATCAAACTTGATTCTATTGTAGTCTACTTGAACTCTCTTGTCTTGAGTCACTGAAAATTCCTTTGTAGAGTTGTTAGGAGTATCAACATCTAAACCAAAGTAGGTAATTTTTGCTTTATCATTATCACTATTAACTTGAGTAGTCATTATATTATATCTTTTACGAAGATTAATAATTTTGTTAAACAGGACCAGGTATTAGTAGAGATAAACCAAGAGAAGGGCTGAAATTTGCAAGGTTAATAATACCTAACCAATCATACATGACGAATATTAGAATCACAGTCAGGATCATTATTTGTAGTCTCATTTGTAGCATTTTTCTTATTATATTTACATACTAAATATTTATTAAGATTTTCAAGATATTTCTGTAAGTTTGTCAATGTGTTCTTAATCTCTTGTTTCTTGTCGTTTAGTGCTTTTTCTTCTTGAACTAACAAGTCAGGAACATTTTTCACCCTTTTTATGTTATTTGGATTATCTGTCATTTTTTCTATATAAAAACATTATTAATTAGCATTTACCACGAAATTAGCAGACCAATCTACACCGTTAAAATCTACAATATATCCCTTGTCATCTTTTACAAATATTTGTATACTACTTATCTCTGTTTGGTTTGTTTTAAAACTTTTGGCTAACTGTGGGCTATAAGTAATTAAATCGCCCCAACTGGTACTTGCTGGAACAATCCATGATGAAGACACAGCATTTGCTTGATAAGTGCAATTATCTACAAAGTTGCAGTGAACAGTATAATACTTTGTATTCAACTTTACAATGTTTTCACCGGTATAAGTAGAAGCACCTGTTTTGTTTGTGTTTTCAAATCCAATAACAAAGGCTACACTATTAATAGTGTTTGTTCCAAATGTTAAAGAGAAATTAGAACCACAAGCAATAGTAATTTTTCCTGTTATTGTAGAAAATGAAACAGTATATGTATCACTGTTTGTATCATCAGCATTCATTACAGTTTCAATATGTGATGCTAAAGCTGTTGCTGTGTATGTTCCACTTGTCAAGGTTGATGTATGAGCAACAGAAGCACCATCAGTCCAATAAAGTTTATTGTTTCTTGTATCAATAGTATACTGAGTATGGAACATTTGGATTGTTTCAAGTGCTATTGTTGTAGGATTTGTTATAGCATAGAGAAGTTGATAAGAAAAATTTGATGGAGTGCCTGTGTTCCTATCCGCAGAATTAATTAATATATTCTTAATAGTCATTGTATCTATATTAAGTCATAATAAAAATTATTTTAGATTTGTTTCAATCTCAAAGTTTCTATATATTTTATCATCTATGTTGTCAATAAGTATAAAGTCATGTCTATCTTTGAAGACTACATTATTCAATAAATTAAAAAAGTCTTTTTTACTTCCAACGCCGAACTCTTCATATAAACTTGATAATTCTTCGTGATTTTTGTTGTTAAAAAATATAATATAATCTGCTTGTCTTCTCATTGTCAATGACACACCCTTAAAAACTTGTGTTAAAACTATAATACTTAAATTTATGTGTCTTGAATTACAAGCAAGTTCATTTAATATATTGTTGGACTGATTAGACTTGAAGTCTTCATGTGATATACAATCATCAAGAATTAATAAAAAATTCTTCTTTGGGTTCATCAATGTTTCTTCTAAACAAAAGTTTCTCAGGTTTTCTACTGTTTCAATGGTAAAATCTGTATAAACTTCAGTAAACTTAATTATACTATATTTATCATCTAATAAGTATGTAGGATTTATTAAGAATACAGCGTCAAATTTTCCCTTTAGAAGTTTATGATGTAATAACATCTTCAATAATAATGTTGTTTTTCCTGAGTTTCTCCTTCCACATATGATAGATACAAAAGCATTTTTATCCTTTGGTTCAAACATTTGTAGCCTCTTCTATATTAGTATTTTGAAATTTATTAATTTTGTTTTTAGCCTGATTTAATGCATAGCCAACATTCACACTGTAAAGCCCTGCGACCTTTATTTGTGAAGGTATTTTTGTTAAAATGTTCATACTTAATAAATCCTTTGTTGATTGTCTTAGAAGATCATCACTCATTACTGCTGATTCAAGTTCATCAACACAACCAAGTAAACGACCAACAACTTGATTGACAATACCTAAAGCACCGTCACTTATCTTACAATCAAGTTTGCTGTTAAGTGCCCTTTTAGCGTGAAAAATCCTTGCTTTGATTTCTTCAATAGACATGTTATTGATCTTTTCAAGAACTAAAGTATTTACTGGTTCATCTATGTTAATACTTGGATTATTAAGAATAATGTTCTCAAGTTCTTGTTTTAGTTTTAGAAACTCCTTGTCTGGTGATTGGAAGTCTTCAATGTCAAGAAGATTTGCAATGTCTTCTTCACTTATTATATCATTATCATTATCATTATCATCAATGGTAAAATCCCTTACATTATTACTGTGAAACTTCTTGATATGATTTTTATGACCTTTTTTTGACTTGAAATGTTTATTGCAATAATCACATTTGAACTTCTTTGTTAAAATTGGAATTTCTGGAAGTTCTATACACTCAGCAAGGTTTTGAGACATGAAGCAGATTTAATAATTATTAATATATTTAAATTTAGAATTGTAACCAAGGAAGAATAATACATTATTTTGATATATATTTTCCCATCTGTTAAAATCCCAATTGTAGTGTTGAAAATGTCATTACATTTTCTTGAGTATTCTGTGATTCGCTCGTCATATTCTTTTTTTTTAACACATATACAGATGATAAACCCAACAAACATAGTAAAGGTACTGCATAATTCTGTAAAGGTTCAATAAAAGATGATAAGTTTTTTATCATACTGGATTCTGATGGTTCTTGTGTTCTCGTGACTGCTTGGTGATATTCTTGAGTAAGTTTTGGTGCTTTTGGTGCTTTTGGTGCTTCCTTTATATTCAACATCTGTAAGGCTTTTTGCTTTATTAGCCTTGCTTGTCGTGCTTTTTCCAAACCTCTTAATTGTGCCTCCGTAGCAACTTTTTTTTTCTTTTGCGCAACAGTTGTAATACTATCATTAGAATTCTTATTGTTTTCTTGTGTAGTATCATTGTTTCTTACTGTAATATCAATAGGTTCATGAATTTCTAAACTCATTCTTTAAAATCATTATAGAAAAATAAATTCATATATTTATCTCGTTAATTGAAAAGTCCGATCCATTTATTACCCACCCCTTCCACTCTTACCAATATACGACCATAATAAGCCCCTTGAGCATTAGTATTGATATTATTACTATCTGCATTAATTTGATTTGAGTTGTCAAAGTTAAAAATGGGTGTATTTGTTCCATTTTCGTAAATGTGTACTCTACCTGCTGTCCTTTCTTTACCTATTCCAATTCTTCCCCCTGATAAGTATAATGTATCAATATTAGAACTACGCAAAACCATTAAATTATTTGATGATCGTACTTGAACCATATTTGAATTTGTTGTATTACTATCTTTCAATGTCAGAGCACAAAATGTAGCAGATGTTGTCTCAATTTGAACAGGTATATTACGAGTAGCCATTATATGCATATCACATGAAGGATTACTATTATTAACACCAATATAACCGTTTGAATTATCTAAAGTCATCAATGGTTTTGATGGTGTTTGTTTATATCCGTATCGTTCCGATTCAAGTTTCAAATAAGTGTTTGCTTGTATTCCTGAAAAGGTAGGAACAAAACCGCTACAATGATTATGTTTCCAAAGTAAGTTAGAGTTTCCGCCTAAATCGTTTAGTATTCTTTCATCTGATAGATTGATAAGATGATTGTTAACAATGTTTATGTTTGAAGTATTTGAACCTTCAAAGAACCTTTTTGTATTTTCAATAATATTATTGTAAATTGATGCATTTGAACAATTTACAACATCAAATACATAAGCATTACCTTGATTGCTGTTGATGAAATTATTGACAAGTTTTACATCTGCACAGTCAGCAACATAAACAATATTAGAACTATTAAATACGACTGAATTTGTAAAAGTAAAATCACGAATTGGATTAGTTGATCTTGTTAAACTATCACGAAGGACTAAAGGATCATTAACTGATGTTGTGATTGTTGATGTTAAGATTACTTGCTTTGATGTAGCATCGTAATTAGCAACTGAAAAATTTGACCCTGAAGCATGTTGTAAGATCCAACCATTAAACATATTTGAGTAATCAGCGAGTGTTGATGTTGTATCAAGTATGATATTAGATGTCCCTGTTTGATTTGCTACTGTTGCGTCAACTTTGAAAAATGTAGTATCTATGTTTTTAGCACCGTCAATATCAATAACATTCTTACATTCCCTAATTAACATATTATCAAATATGTTGTTTGATGTTACCATTGTTGTATTAAGTCGTCCTCTTGGATGATCATAACAAGCAATAGCAGTATCAACATTTTCAATAACTCCATTTTTGAAAATGTTTCCTACTGAGCGGGGTACTAACTCAACACCATATACATTAGTAACAACATTTGAAGGTAAGCCCCATTTTAATGTAAAACCATCAAATACATTGTATGCTGTCCCTGTTGGATGTGTTGAATTACCTAATCGTATCATTCCTATTGTTGAATTCCCATTATCAATATTATTACTATCTAAGGAATATTCATCTTTGCTACAATCAATAAGAAGATTTGTAATGTAGTTGTCTGTCTCATTGAGACCGTGCATATCAAAACCAGAAATTAAAGGATTCTTTATGACAATATTATTCCATGTTGTATGATCTGATGATTGTAAAAGGACATTATGACGGAAAGATGTTAAATAAATATTATCAAAATAGCAGTATGAATTATAGTAGCTTGTGACACCATAAGAAGCCCCAGAAGCTGAATATGTTGATTTGTTCCTTGTTGCTATGACATTTTGTAGAGTACAAGAGTGAGTTTCACGAAGCCTTATCAAGTTGTTGATGTTTGGATATTGAACATTAGAATTAATTTCAGGGAAACTGTCAGAAAATACAATATCACTAACAGAACAGTTTACACAAGCATCTAAAGTTATTCCGTGTCTGTTATTGCGTGGGTACTCTTGATGAACATAAAAGAATTTCAAGCCTTTAATATGTGCATTATATCTTGGCTTCATTACTATCATATACGTATTTGTAGTGTCATAATCATTAGACAAAGGGCTTTCTAATTTGATAGTATTATTACCTGCATCAACTTCAATGATTAAACGAATTTCATATTTGAATTGATTGTTAGAATACCATAGTTTAGATGTTCCATTTGGTTTTACATTTGATAAACCTTCAATGTCTCCAGCTTTTCTTTTGTCTGCTATTGCTATATATTGACCTACATATAATTGAGATGTTGAATTTAATTTTAATTGTACATCTCCTCTTGATGCGGGAGATGTAAGAGTTTTGTATACATATTTTCTAATTGTTCCTCCATGATTAGGAATATCAAAATATGCGATTGGAGACGCTAAATCTAATCTATACCGTTCAGCCTCCAAACCTGTAACTGCAGTAATTTGATTGTCTTGACGCTGATTGAGACTTGTATTCCTTATTGCTATATAATCTCCTACTTGATATATTGGATTTTCCTTACCATTTAGATCAGCCACTATATATGTATCACCCTCATTCACATCACCATAATTTACCGGGGCGTTTGATAGTTCAGTTGGCGTTTCCCAGTATAAACCAGCAAGTTGCAAATTAAAATTATTACCACAAGCAACCATACAGCGGAACTCTAAATTTACATTATCAGGAATTGTAATCCTATCATTTAGGTAAATAAAACCGTTTCGTGTTTCTACAACTATAGTTTTAGGTGAATAATCAGTAAACCCTAAGTTTGTTAATTCATTAGATGAATTACTAATAAGACTGTTTAATTTTGCTGATTCATCTTTGTAATTACTTTCAAGCCAAGAATAACCCATTTCAATATTACATTTTGTGACACCATCTAAGAAAGGAATACTGCTTATGGTTTGTGAAGTAGATGATACAATTTGTCCATTATCTCCTGCTGTCAAAACTTGCCCCTTCTTGAAATCAGACAGATATATATTATCGGCTGATATTGTTCTTTCGTTGGTTGTATTTGCATTGAATACTGAACCCATGTTCTATTTACAATATACTTGTATAATTTTAAAAAATAATAGTACAAGTTGTATTATTGGCTCAAAAAGTTTTTTAATCTTCTTAATACTTCTTGTGATGCTGATACTTGTTTCTTCACAAGCATCTTTGCAATTAATCTATAACCATGTAATCTTAACAGAGGGTTATACTCATCAAGAAATGATAAAGTTGTAAGATGACAACCTTTAGGTATTTTAGATATTTCTTTTTCTAGTTGTATAGTGATTTTACTTTTATGATGTTCATTCTTTACAGTGTTAGAAGGTGATATTAAGTTATTATTTGTAGTTAATTTAGCATCTTTATTATCATTTACTTGTGATAATTTAGATAGTGATAAATTGTTATTCTTTCCTTGTGCATTAGATGATGATACATTAGTGAGTGATATAATACTTGTCTTATCTATATTTAGTGATAAAGTAGATAGTGATAAATTGTTATTCTTTGAGTTTTCGGCGTGGCTTCGTGTTGGAACATTAGAAGATGATAAATCTGTTGAAATGTCAAATAGTGATATATTACTATTATTAACGATAGTATGATTCTCATTATTTGATGATAAGTTAGATAGTGATATATTACTGTAATTTTCTTGTATATTAGAAAGTGATATTATGTTATTATTAACTTGTAGTTTATCATCATCATTAGAAAGTGATAATATGTTATTATTAACTTGATCATTAGATTGTGATAATATGCTATTATTTACTTGTAGTTTATCATCATCATTAGATAGTGATAATATGTTATTATTAACTTGATAATTAGAATGTGATAATATGTTATTATTTACTTGAAGTTTATCATCATCATTACAAAGTGATAATATGTTATTATTAACTTGATCATTAGATTGTGATAATATGTTATTATTTACTTGTAGTTTATCATCATCATTAGAAAGTGATAATATGTTATTATTAACTTGATAATTAGAATGTGAGATAATGTTATTATTTACTTGAAGTTTATCATAATCATTAGATTGTGATAATATGTTATTATTTGATGAAGAGCTTAATAGTGATAAATCTGTAGTAGTAAGTGATAAATTGTTATTCTTGTCTTTCTTTGTATAGCTTCGTGAATAGTTATAACCATTTGTTACAGTGTGATACTTTTGAATGTAATCATGTAGTATAGTATTAACTTCATCTTTACTTTTACAAGTAACTTCGTCTTCTAAATGAATGAAAAAGTGATTAATTCCTATTTCTTGAAAGGCTTCTAATAATGGATTATCAATAACGCCTTTCTTGAACTTTTGTTTGAAGCCTTGAAAGATATCAGTCAATCTACTTGTAGTGCAACCAACAAACTTTTTGTCATTTACATAGTTTCTTATCGTATAAATCTTTGTTTTCTTGTAATCAGGCATTCCAGATGTATTATAAAAATTGAAAGAAATTAATATAAAAAGTTATATTTAGTGAGAAAAACAGATATAATAATATTATTTAAGATTATATTTAGCATAAGTAATAGAAGAACAATGGCGACAATGGCTATTAATTTGGATTCACCTTATCACAAATGGGTAAAGCCTCGTATGGAGATAGACCCTGAATTCAAGGAGAATGTACAGAAGCAAATAACAACATGGTTGATGAAGAAGTATAATGAAGACCCTGCATTTAGAGAGAAACAAAATGAAGCAAGTAGGAATGCACACAGAAAAAGGTATGCAGAAGACCCTGAATATAGACAGAAGAAGATAGAACAAGCGAAAGCTAGACAGCTTAAATTGAAGCTACTTAAAGAAGCACAAAGTCAATAAATAATCAATTAATGCTTTATTTTTATAAAATTTGAATATTATTTAAGATTTAATTTCTCATAATAATACATAACAGATAGATAAGGGTTATCAAAATGAAGGCTTTTCAAAAACTCTTAAAAACATATAAAGTTATGGACAAGGGAGAGCATACTCACACATCACTAGGAGGACAAAAGGGGAAATATTATATTGGTGGGGATATTCAAGAGGACTTTAACGCATTGTACTGCAAGACCCTTGAAGGACTTCAAGAAGGAGAATCACTACATATTACAGAGAAACATCGTGATATATCTCCATTTCTTATTGATTTGGATTTTAAACAAAGAGTAACTAATAGACTCTACACAGAAGAAATGCTAATGAAGTTCTTAAATGCTTTGAAAAATCAAATAAATCAATATATCGTTTGTGAGAACATGACTTTCTATGTTTTAGAGAAGGGTTTTGAAGCAAGACCGGACAAAAAGGAAGGAGAATACAAGGACGGATTACATATTGTTGTACCTGATGTTGTGACAAAACCTGATATTCAGTTCATCATTCGTCAAAACATTATTAACAATGATATGGAGAATATTTTTGGTTCTACCTTCAACAACACATACAAGGATATTTATGATGAAAGCGTTATACAAAGGAACAACTGGTTTATGTATGGAAGTTGTAAGGAGAATGAAGAGAACGCATGGGCAGTAACAAGAGTTTTTGATAAAGACTTAGGTGAGATTGATTGTGTTCATACAGATAGTGAACTTGTTGACATCTTGTCAATTCGTAACAAGTTTGATGCATCTGAAATCAAGGCTGATAAGGTTGAAGAAGTGAAAGAATGGAAGACAAAAAATGAAAAACCTAAAAAAACAGATGAAGAGAAACAAACCATTACACATACCCCTACTGATTGTGAAACTATTGTAAAGCTTGTTAAGATGTTAAATGTTGAAAGGGCTAATGATTATCATAAATGGATTAATGTGGGTGCTTGTCTATACAATATTAATGAGGACTTATTAGGATTATGGGAGGAATTTTCAAAGCAATCTGATAAGTATACCGATAGTGGTGACGACTCTTGTGAGAGTAAATGGCGGACTTTTGGTAATAGTCATAATAAGACAACAGAAGGGGCTTTGAGATACTGGGCTAAACAAGACAATCCAGAGGAATACAGGAAACTACAAGATGAAGATATAAGACAATTAATTTATAACAGTAGAAATGAAACTCATTACGATGTTGCACGGGTTGTTTATTTTATGTTTAAAGATCGCTTTGTTTTTTGTCAGGTTGAAAAACAGCAGTCATGGTATGAGTTCAAAAATCACAGATGGTGTGAAATAAGTATGAAAGCAACATCTCTTAAAAAACTAATATCAACAGAAGTATTTAAAGCGTATAGTCTACAAGCTTCCTATTATCATCAATTAGCATATGCAACGGATGACGATACACAACAATCAATTAATAATGAAATAGCCAAAAAACTAGCGACAATTGCTTCAAAGTTAAAGAATGATTCATATGAAAAAGCCGTGATATCACAATGTGAGAAATTATTTTGTGTGTCAGGTAAAGAATTTGTTGATATGTTAAATGAAAATATGTATTTGATAGGGTTTGAAAATGGTGTATATGATTTGAAGAAGCTTGAGTTTAGAGAAGGACAACCTACTGATCTTTTAACAATGAGTGTTGGATATGATTATATAGAAGAAGAAGACAAAGAAGCCAACGCATATATTATGAAGTTCTTCAATGATATTATGCCGAATCAAGATATGGTTAAATATATGATTACTTTAATTGCTTACTGTCTATGTGGGAATAAGTACAGGGAAAAAGTGAGTTTTTGGGTGGGCAAAGGAGGTAATGGAAAAGGCATTCTAGCAACACTGCTAAAAAAAACATTTGGTGAATATATTTATGAGCCTCATATTTCAATTGTGACTACTCTTCGTAAGTCTGCAAGTTCAGCAACAGATGAAATAGCACAAGCAAAAGGAAAAAGAATAATGATGTTAAAAGAACCTAGTGAGGGAGAGAAGATACAAGCGAGTACACTAAAAGATTTATCAGGTAATGACACAATAGCAGGACGTGCACTTTTCAAAAGCGGTATTCAGTTTGAGCCACAATTTCACATGATTCTACAAATGAATAATAATCCAAACATTGATTTTGACGGTGGAGTTGTAAGACGTTATGAGCCAGTATGGTTTAACTATGAATTCAAAGAAGCCCATGAAATGGATAATACTGATCCAAATCATAAATTATCAGATGCACAGTTGAAAACAAGATTCAAAAACGATGTTAGACTTCATAAGGAGTTTATGCGTATTCTGTTATCATATTACAAGTCCTATGTTCAGGGTAATAAGACTATTGAAATTCCTAAAGAAATAGTTGATTATAAAAGTGAGTGTTTGGAGGAAATCAATGTCGTAGGTAGATTTATTAAAGAAATGTATACGAGGGGAACAATTCAAGATATGGTTGACTTTAAAGAGATGCATAATACATTCTTAACATGGAACATAGATAATGTAGGACAAAAAAGTCAAAAATGGTTCAAGGAACAACTAAAATTCAACAACTTTGAAAAATCAAAGGATAGGATAAAAGGACGTGGAGAATTTAGAGATTGTTATGTTGTTTATAAATTGAAGAAAAATCAAGAAGCTTTTAATGATTTTAATAACAGTGATTGTCATATCAAAGATGGTGATGAATTAGATTAGAGTTTAGGATATATAATATCCAGGATTAGGATATGTTTTGAAATGTTGGTGAAATAAAATTTGGGGCAAGTGGGGCAGTTTTGTACCCCTACTTTTCATTTTTGCAAAAGTTGCCCTATATGGGGTACATAGGGTGGAAATCTGCCCCACTTGCCCCAAAATTATTAAGACCATAATTTACAAATTTAATTATTTTTACAAAATTTATGATATTTAAAGACCATAATAAAAGTATATAATAAAAAATTGATTATTATAGTATAATATCTTGTATTATCTTGTATAAACAATCAAAATGTCAATAAGCGGTAAGGAGTTGAAGCGTCAACTACTAGGAGATTATTACAATAGTGATCATGTAGTGAGTATAGTAGCAAATGAATTGTTTGAAGATAATAAGATGTATCCGCAAGAGGTTATAAGTACTCCGCAACACAAGACGCAACTAATGAAGCATTTGATAGCACTTGCACATAAAGTGAACGAGAGGTGTAGAGAAGGATAAGAAATTATGTTTATTTTTTTACATGGTATAGATTCATATATCTTAATAGTTTTAGGTATCATGATGTAGGTTTAGGTATCATAATGTAGGTTTAGGTATCATGATGTAATGTTATACAGTGATATATAGTTAGAAAAAGTGTGATATTTATGTAAATTCATGGTGTCTTATAGGGTTAATCTGGCTTCGCCATCTTAACCATTTCAATGCGCTTCGCGCATACCGCCGGGTGTCTTTTTGGTAGGATACATAAAAATGATTATTTTTGAAAATATAATAAAATGTGTAAAAAAAATGTGTAAAAAAAATTGTGAAAATTTGTGAGCTTGTTACAAGGTTGAATAAAATTTATTTTTTTACACATTTTATTATATTATTGTATTGTGATCATGTAGGGTAAAACAGATATATTTTAGTAGGATAATTTACATAGCAAACATGATAAGCAAAACTATGCAAGGGAAAACCAACAATGAAAGGCGACCACAGTCTGTAACCGGGATGATTATCACTTTTGGTTTGGAACGGCAATTTGGAACGCCTTTCCTACGCAAGGAGTATGTAAAAGTGTAAATCTAAAAAACTACGCATTGAAAATGTAGTAAAGTATATGAAAGTGAAAAAGCATATACAAGAGCATAACAAAATATATATGATAAATCTAAAAAAAACAGCCGTGAGAATGCGGTGATAAATTAAGGGAGTAAAATATAACCCAGAGAAGGGCGCGGATACGCAAAAAGGTAAATCTAAATAATCCAACCGTGAGAATGCCATAAAGATTATCATAAATCTAAATAAAACAACACAGAGAAACTATGCCCTTATATGGTTTTATAAATCCAAATAATCCAACGCTGAAAATGGTCTATAAAAATAGTAATCTTAAATAGAAAATAGTATATAAGGTTGTATTAAATCCGCGGATTTAATACAACCTTATATACTATTTTCTATTTAAGATTACTATTTTTATAGACCATTTTCAGCGTTGGATTATTTGGATTTATAAAACCATATAAGGGCATAGTTTCTCTGTGTTGTTTTATTTAGATTTATGATAATCTTTATGGCATTCTCACGGTTGGATTATTTAGATTTACCTTTTTGCGTATCCGCGCCCTTCTCTGGGTTATATTTTACTCCCTTAATTTATCACCGCATTCTCACGGCTGTTTTTTTTAGATTTATCATATATATTTTGTTATGCTCTTGTATATGCTTTTTCACTTTCATATACTTTACTACATTTTCAATGCGTAGTTTTTTAGATTTACACTTTTACATACTCCTTGCGTAGGAAAGGCGTTCCAAATTGCCGTTCCAAACCAAAAGTGATAATCATCCCGGTTACAGACTGTGGTCGCCTTTCATTGTTGGTTTTCCCTTGCATAGTTTTGCTTATCATGTTTGCTATGTAAATTATCCTACTAAAATATATCTGTTTTACCCTACATGATCACAATACAATAATATAATAAAATGTGTAAAAAAATAAATTTTATTCAACCTTGTAACAAGCTCACAAATTTTCACAATTTTTTTTACACATTTTTTTTACACATTTTATTATATTTTCAAAAATAATCATTTTTATGTATCCTACCAAAAAGACACCCGGCGGTATGCGCGAAGCGCATTGAAATGGTTAAGATGGCGAAGCCAGATTAACCCTATAAGACACCATGAATTTACATAAATATCACACTTT